CCCCCTAAAGCAGAGGCTGCTTGTCTGATTGTTTCTATCCCTTGTATCTGTTGCATGTACGATCCATGTTATGTTGTCAGTGCTCCTATCATTTGATGAAGATTTGCAACCCTAATCTGAACATCTTTTTTAATCTGTTCAGCAGTGGTTGATGTTGCAGGATCGTCTACGTCTGCTCTCGCAGCTTCCTCGCTATCATACTCTTTTCCTGAGTCCATATGATAGATTTTTGTTTCCGTAGCGCATCGGATAATGGGAATTTTCTTGCCGTTAATGTCCCGGTGCCCAATGATTTTTGCTTCTTCTATAATTGCCATACTTTTGCTCCGAATTCAAGTTTTTATGCCGTTGTTCCTGCTTCCCTAAAGCGCTTGAAGTTATCAACTTGCAAGACAGCCGTAGTGACATGAACACGGTCGGCTACGTTAGCTTGTATTTTTAATACATCATTTTCTTCTAAAACTAAAGTAGATTGACCATAAACATTAGTTGTATTTGGTGCCAGGGCTTCGATTTGAGAATTAGCACTTACTGTGAGAGCACTGGACCAGGCAATAATAGCGTCTCCATTGCTATCATCCGTCCAGGTAATATCAACAGTAGCATCAGATCCCGAATCATTGCATAAATGAAGGGATTTAATAATAGCGGTAATATCTCCAGGGCACGTATATACGATGGTTAAATCCGTAGTGGTAAGATCTTTTCCAGTATTAATATAGGAATTAGCCATTTAATGCTCCATGAACCATGATATAGCTTCTGCCTCGGCATTTATATCATATTGATAAGTTGTATTTAAAATTTTAACAATCTGCTCAAGGAGACGGACAACTGCATCAAATTGCATGGGATCATACTCGGGAGTTGCATTGGGAAATCGTGTAACTTGAATTCTAGCCATTTATCTTCTTCCATCTGGTTGTAAATCGAGTCTAAAGGTTCCAAACCGCCATGTCGAATCAGTTGTATCACTAATAAATTTAACATTAGCCGTTCGGCCGCGACCTCTCACATCAACATAGGTCGTCGTTGTTTCAATAAGGGAATTAGAACTGTTGCTCGAAGCAGAGCCAGTCGGATAATTCCGATATTGCATAATAATATTAACATTTCCTGTTTGATTTTTAAAGTCAGGAATAAATTTGCGAACAGCCATCACTACTCCTGCCTGTTCATCGCTGATATCAAAGTCAGCCGATTGAACAAAAGAGGTAATAGCAGCCCCATTGGCATTATTCCCATCTTCTTGCTTGAAGATGGCTGAAACCCCATTAGAGAGTCCAGCAACAATGGTGGGTGTTACATTCGTCACAGAGTTAGGCAAATATTCGGTAGCATAAGGATTAGCATACACGCCTCGATCAAACCAGGTAGTACGATCCATTGTGCCAACCGACCAGACCTGATCTGCATAGTTGAAAATTACATAGCGATTATTAAAATTAGCATAAGCTGTCGTATCGGGATAAAACCAAATGACTTCATGAAAATCGGTATTGACTCCTGCATAAATATCATTTTGTCCCGAAGGATCAAGTGTATCAAATACATAATCCTGAACGGAACATGCAAGTTGTTTAACGGCACCATCGTACATGAAAAAACCATTTTGGCTCATCCAAAAAGAAATTCCCCTTACATCGACGCAGGCATGCTGGGCCACAAGGCCGCAATTAGCACCTAATGTTTGAAGACCAAAAGTATAAGGAGGTCCAATATATTGAAGACCATGTAAAGATGTATCCGTCCAAACCAGGATCGCTCCTCTACTTTTTGTAGATCCTATAATTTTACTGCCGTCCCCAATTCGTAGACTTCCTGCTGTATTGGTAGCAGTCGGAGTCCAGGCATTATTGCCCCCAGCATCCGTGGAAAGACTTTCTTGAGTCGCCCATCTAAAATATAAAGTATCTTGATTGCCGCTTGTGGCAATCGTGGTTTGTGTTCCAAAACAAATAAGATGACGGTCAGGAACGGAGACCATGGAAAATCGAGAAATATAAGGAGAGTTCGTGATCCGTGTTGCGCGAGTTCCGGTTCCTGCAGAAGAATCCCATTGATAGGTTGCTCCATCGCGGTACGTGGCAATTAAATCCTCTCCCCAGTTATCAAGCGACCAGTTTGCTCCTTGAATCACAGTAGTGGATGTAGATCTTGCTGTTCCCCATGTACTGTCTCCCCATGCAGCGGTGCCCCAGCCATAACCGAGAGCGCTTGCTGCTGGTCCTGTATTAAGTTGAAATTCAAATGTTCCTGTTCCTGTCGCAGAAAAGGGAGTCCCTGTTTCTGTAGAAGCAAGAGTAATGATAAAATTATTAGAATCAGTAATAGATTGAATTTCAAATTCTCCCTGGAAATCCGATGCACTGAGACTACTTGTTCCTGGGATTAAGGAAACACTAGAAACAGTCACAAAATCCCCTTGCTCGGCTCCATGAGCTGCTACTGTGCATGTAACATTGGCACTCGAAGCGGAAGTTGTAAAAGCGCTTGTCGCTGCTGAAGCTGTATATCGAAGAGGAGTAATATCCGAGACTGTGCCTTCGGACATGACGTATAATTTTTTATTAGTTCCTAGACCCGTGTAGCGTGTCTGATCAAGTGTGAACCAGGAGAATTGAGCTCTAGCAATTCCTATTAGAGTGCTTGTACTCGCTTCCGTCCATCCACCTATTTTTTCAGGAAGACCATAACGAAAACGAATAAAATCAGCATCGGTCCAACCGCCCTCGGCTCCATAATCAGTGTCTTGCTTATTTATTCCTGGCCGGAAGTTTACTTTTGTTAGTGGCATAATAATCCTTTTTACTCTTGAACCGTGTTCCTATATGGCCTTTAAAAGCATACGTTCCCCAGTGCGTAAGGGGAGCTGTAATATCTGCGTATATCTTACCACCAATTTTCTGCCATAGTCTACAAAAAGCATAGTCTTCCGATAAATATCGCCTATCTTCGTCAATCATCGTATCAAAAAAAGCCCACGTATTTTTTGATTTATATTTTTTACTATTTATAATTTGATCTGTCTTATAATGCAACTCTGGATATGCCTTTCTCATTTTTTCAAAAACTTTACGTTTAATAAGCATAAAACCTGTTGGACCATCTAATACTTCCACAAATCCATTTTGTATTTTTACATTCAAAGGATCTTTAAAATTAAGGTTATATTCCAAGGATAAAGCAAAAAGAAGATCCCTATCCCTTATTTTATTTTTCCGGTGCTCTTCTGTCAGCTTATAGACATAATCCCAATTAATGTGTTTTTTGGGATAAATTCCACAAACCACCTCTTTATCATAATCTAGCATACGCTTGATTGTGCCTGGATCAAACTGAACATCAGCATCGATGAACATAAGATAATTGGGTTTTTTCTCATTATCGAGAAATTCCGCTACACAGGTATTTCTTGCGCGAGTAATCAAGGACTCATTGGTTACGCTGCTATAAGACATTCCAATTTTTTTATCCATGCACATCATCTGCAATTTCATAAGGGAATGAAGATAACCCGAATAAACCATTCCCCCATAAGCAGGGGTAGCAACATATATATCCTTTATTATTTCTTTCTTTTTCACTTTTTCCTTCTATACCAAAAAGAATAGAATTTGCCTATTTTTATGATATATAAGATATATAAGACAAAAAGAAAGAATTATAAATGAAATCAGAACTTGATCTAAATCAAGATGATAATTTCAAATTATGATAATAGTTTTCTTGACAAAGAAAACATGGCATGGAAGGAGAAGAAATATGGGAAAGAAAGAACTAGTTAAAAAAATTTCACCTCTAACTTCTATTTCATCTAAAATAAAAGAATGTGGGATCAACGAAAATTGCACGATTGACTGCTCAACCAGGCTGGAGAAGCCAGAACTTATCATATTTGGAAAAATAATAAAAAAATATAGAATACCTCAGAAGGAGATTAAAGATTTAAATATCAAATATGAAAAAGCTAAAATCCATCTAACTAGTTATGGGCCGGCCTTAGCAGGACGATTAGACTCTGAATTAGATTTACTCCCTATAATTCAAAAAACTTCAGCATTTAAAACTATATGTAAATGCATGGATGATTATATTAATACAAGTACCGCTCATCATTTACTAAAAAAACAATCCTATAATCTTAAAATACTTGCCTGTTGGATGAATGACATGCTGGCAGGAGAATATAATCCACCTCATATCCATAATGATGGACATGGATATGCCGTTGTTCTTTATTTAAAAGTACCTACATTTATCAACGATGCCAGAGATCCCCATAAATTTAAAGACGGTTATATAGGATTTGTAGGAATAGATGGAACAGGAACAAACTGGTATGAACCTGTCGTAGGGGATTTTTATATCTTTCGAGCCCAACATCAGCATTTCGTGATGCCTTTTAAAACTGAAAAACCTAATGACATACGTCGTTCTATGTCTTTTAATTTTATAGCAGAAGATAAATGATCAAGATAGAAGACTACATAAAAATATATCCTAATGTCATTAAAAAAGAAATATGTGATAAAATAATTAATCAACCTGATTTAATTTTTTCCCCTGCTAGAGTTAAAGATGGGGATCTATCCCCTCATAGAAATTGCTCTGTCAAAACATTGGCAGTAGAATTTGACAAAGAAGTTTTTGAAACTGTTGGAATTATAATAAAACATTATGCTAAAGCTTTTGAAT